CTATACTCACAAACAGGGGGTGGGTTAGTGCTGAGTTGGTTGATTTGTCTGATCAGTGTTTTGTAAACACTGATCCCAAGAGTGTTATAGGCCCCGAGGGGCAGGATAATGCAGGATTTGCCACAATTGAGCAAATAGCGGAATCTTTCGGGGCTTCTTTCGATGTGCGAACCATGGAAGTGCCAACCGCCTCCCCAGACTTCCACAATGACGGAGTCAACAACGAAGTCGCAAACGTAATGACCAAACCTGACTTGTTGATGGTAGCTTACTCCCCCCAAGTCGAACATCGCGGCAAGTTGGGTTTCATACTTGGAGACGGCAAAACCACCTTTTTCCAATCTCCCTTTGACATTTCTGACTCTCTCGGCTTGGGAGATTTTACGGCCTCTTGCGGCCTCGTTAGCTTTGCTGACAAGCCTCTTTTTGTCGGCCTCGCTGGTTCTGTCCATCCGGGCTTGCTGCTGGGCTCCTCTGCCTCTAAGCGAAATTCCAGATTCCAAGAGGGTGCGCTTAACGGGGCTTGGACTGATGCCGAGTATATCCGCGATTCCGCGAACTCCGATTCCTTCGGCATAAAGCTTGATGATGTTGTCAGTGTTGAGATTAGTGATTTTTGCGGGCATGTTTACAATTTGGAGACTGATTCGGGGTTAGTCAACTGCAATGGTGTTGTAACACACAATTGCCGGTCAACGACGGTTGCGGACCTTGACCCGAAGTTTGACTTTCTGAAAGAAGGGCGGACCCGGTCCGGGGAAAAAGGGCCGGTTGACGCCAAAAAGGATTATTATGATTGGCTAAAGGACCAACCGCCGGAATTCCAAGACCAAGCCCTTGGGCCGAAGCGGGCAAAGCTCTTCCGGGAAGGCGGGCTTTCGGCGGACAAGTTCGCGGAACTTCAGCTTGACCGCAATTTTGAGCCCTTGACGCTTGCCGAAATGCGGGCACTTGAACCGGAAGCGTTCAAAAATGCAGGCTTGTAATGGCGAATAAAAACCGTTTTGTTGGGGTCTTAACCGGGCGGCGGTGTCGCCCACAACCAAAAAACACAAATGAAATATATCCTTACCAAAGAAGAGTTCGAAAAACTTCCTGAAGCACTTCAAGGCGAATACAAGCTTGAAGGCGAAAACGCAACGCTGACCCTTGAGGGTCATGAAGACGCTTTTGTTGAAAAAGGCAAATGGCAAGAAGCCGAAAAACACCGCAAGAACGCGGAAACCAAGGCTTTGGAAGTCGAAAAGCGGGAAGCCCAACTTCTCAAGGATATTGAAGCGGCCAAGGGCAATGAAAAGAAGATTGCCGAATTGCGCGAATCGCACGAAGCCGAAGTTGCCCGAATCAAGGAAGAGAACGAAGCCCAGTTGAAGGAAATCAAAGCCAGTCAACACCGGGCCTTGATCGACGCCGAAGCAACCAAGTTTGCCAACGAGCATTTCACGGTCCCTTCGATTATGAAGGATGCCTTTGCAAAGCGCATCACTGTCGAAGAAATCGACGGGCAACCGGTCCTCCGGGCTCTTGAGGCGGACGGCAAGGCTTCTTCGAAGTCACTTGAACAAGTGCAAAAAGAATTTCTTGAAAACAAAGAGTTTTCCAGCATTATCAAGGCGTCTAAAGGTAAAGGTGGCGGTGCCACTCCCCCGGAAGGCGGCAAAGGTGGCGGTGCCACGAAGCAAGTAACAAGGGCAGAGTTTGACGGCATGTCACAAGCTGAACGGTTGACCTTTTCGAAGGAAGGCGGGGAGGTAGTTGACGGAGCTTAGAACGAAACCCGACAATCCACAAATCCAAATCGTTTAAAACATCATGGCTAATACAGTCTCTTTCACAAATCTTGCGCCAATCCTTTACCGCTCTATGGACCGGGTTGCGCGTGAGCTTTCGGGGTTTATCCCCTCTTCCATGGTCAACGCTTCCGGCGTTACCATTGCCGCCCAAGGCGACAAAGTCCAATCCCTACGCACAACTGAAGCAATCGACAAGGCTTCTTACACTCCGGCAATGCAAATCCCCGAATCCGGGGACAAGACCAACGTCATGGACGAATTTGCAATCGACCAATACGTTGGTAAGGAGCTGCCGCTTACCGGGGAAAACACAAAGAAGCTTCAAAATATTGCCTCTTATGGCCAATGGATCGAAGACGAGTTCGCTCAAATGATGCGTTCGGCGGTCAACGAGATGGAAGCTTACCTTGCCACTATTGCTTACAAGGCGGCTTCCCGTGCTTACGGCACGGCAGGGACCAATCCATTTGCTTCCAACATTACGGCAATCGGTAACCTTCGGAAAATCCTGAAGGACAACGGTTGCCCGACAATGGACGGAATGCTTTCGCTTGTCTTGGACACAACCGCCGGTTCCGCCGGTCTTGGCAACCTTGTTCAACTGCAAAAAGTGAACGAGTCCGGGGACACGTCTTTGCTTCGCCAAGGTATTCTTGGACAGCTTGGCGGCTTCAATATCCGCGAATCCGCCGGGGTTGCCCTTCACACTAAAGGAACCGCAACCGGCTTTGACGCCGCCGGAGGTGAACCTTTGGGCGAAGTAACCATTGCCGTTGACGGGTCCGACTCCGGGACAATCCTTGCGGGTGACGTTGTCACCTTCGCTGACGACACAAACAAATATGTTGTGAATTCGGCAACCGCTTCGGGTGCCGCTTCCGGTAACATTTTGTTGAACCGTCCCGGCTTGCAATTGGCTCTTCCCGATACTAAGGAAGGCACAATTGGGGATTCGTTCACCGCGAACGTTGCCTTCCACCGCAACGCCCTTGAATTCGCGGCCCGTGCCCCGGCAATGCCCGAAGGCGGGGACGCCGCAACGGATTCCATGATTATCGTGGACCCAATTAGCGGCATCCCGTTTGAATTCCGCATGTATAAGGGCTACGGCATGAACAAGATTGAACTTAACATCTTCTACGGCGGCAAAGCTTGGAAGCCTGAGTTCATCGCCTTGCTTCTTGGTTAATCTTTTGCCCCGCCTGTCCAACCGGGCGGGGCAATCAACCTTTTAAAAGTATGAGCAACCCAAATTCATTCATCAACAAGACCGAAGAAGAAATTGAGGCCACAATTTCCGCCAAGGAAGAGAAAGCCCCCGGTTCCTTCACAGTCGCAACCTTGCCGGACGCGGCGGCAAACATTGGCCGGACGCTTTATTGTTCCGACGGTGCCGCCGGTTCCCCTTCCGCCGTCATTTCCGACGGGACAAACTGGAAGGTTGCCGGGACGCTTGGCGCAACGGCGGCAACGGAATAACGGCAAACGTTTATTGTTTGACTTACACAAACGCCCGGTCTTGATTGACCGGGCGTTTTTCTTTATCCACGCAAACCAATAAATCCAATATGAAGACTACAAAGATTAAAGTTATCAAGCCCGGTTACTTTGCCGGGGGTTATCACGAAGCCGGGGCCGAAATTGATTTGACCGAACGTCAATTTGACTGTGTCAAACGCCGTAACCGCGAATTTGAAATTCTGGAAGGTGAAGACAAGGGCAAGGTCATTTCCGGCGGTGCCGACGAAACCGACGGCGGCGAAAACGCCGGTTCGGAAGATGAGAACACCGAAGGCGGCAAAGGTGCCCCGGCCAAAGTCACGGTCAAGGACCTGAAAGCGGCCCTTGACGAAAAGGGGATTGAATACCCGGCCAACGCCAAGAAGGACGAATTGCAAGCCCTTCTTGACGCCCCTGAAGGCGGCGAAGAAACCAAGGGCGGCGAAGATCTTATGTGAGGCCCCTAAAGCCGATTTTCAAAAGCCTTGCCTTTTTATGGGGCAAGGCTTTTTCTTGTCCCCATTATGGCACTTGTAATTGAGGACGGGACCGGCAAGACAAATTCAAATTCCTTCGTCACGGCGGCGGAAGCGAAAACTTACGCAACGGATCGGGGTTTTTCATTCCCGACATCGGACGCGGACGTTGAACCCTTGCTTATTAAAGCGGCGGACTTCCTTCTTGGGCTTGAAGACCAAATGAAAGGGCTTCGGACGAACCAAGACCAGCGTTTGCCGTTTCCCCGGGTCCGGGTTCTTCTCTTCAACAATGTCGATTATGTTGCCTCGGACGAAATCCCGGAACGTTTGAAAGAAGTTCAAATGCGTCTTGCGGTTTCCGCTTACGCCAATTCGAACGAACTTGTCCCGGATGGGACCGGGCAAGAGGTTGTCCGGGAAAAGGTCGGTCCGCTTGAAGTCCAATACGCCGAACGCGGGACCGGCACGGTTCACCCCCAATTTAATCAAGCAATGGATTTGCTTGCCCCTTTCCTTGAGTTTGGGGGCGGCGGTCAACTGGTTGCGGAACGTTGTTAAAATATGTCCTTTGATTACGCCAAGTCACAAGCAACCGCCCTTCGGCTTATTCGGAACTTCGGCTTCGTTGGGGAAATAAGGGCTTACAACGGGACCTTTGACGGTGTCGCGGGCACGGTGTCCGACGACTATTCAAAGACGGCGGCAACAATGGTTACCGTCCCTTCCGTGGACTCTCTCATTCGGTTTGACGACCAATTTAGAGAAAACTTAGTTGTCGGCAAAGCCCGGGTCTTCTTGGTTGCCGCAAGCGGTCTTGATTTTGACCCCGAACCGGGCAATTGCATCTTACACGAAGGTAAGCTTTGGGAAATCGGAAGCGGCCCGGGTCAAGGCGGTGTCATGCCGTTGAACCCGGCGGGGACCCCGGTTATTTTCATTTGCGGTTGCATGGCGGGCGGACGGGACCCCAACGCGGGAAGTGAGGTTTGACCATGGGTAAGTTTGCGGCGGACGTTTCGAAATGGGGGAACAAAGCCCTTGAAGAGTTCAACGAATTACGCAAGGCGGTTATCCTTGAACTTTTTTCTTCGGTGATTTTGGACACCCCGGTTTTGTCCGGGCGGCTTCGGGGCAACTGGCAAATTGCTTCAACCATTTTGAAGGGCGAATTGAAAGTTACGGACCCGGACGGGCGGGAAACAATCATAAAGATTGAGGACCATTTGAAAGGCGAAAAGTTGAAGCGGGACAACGTGACTTACCTTACAAACAACTTGCCTTATGCTTACCGAATCGAATATGACGGTTGGAGTCATACCAAGGCCCCGGAAGGTATGGTTCGGAAAAACTTCATTCGGGTTTCAAATAATCTCAAACGGAAAGTTTCATAATGGCGGACAGCGATTCAGAAAAAGCCCTTTTGACGGCGGCAAAGACTTTCCTTGAAGCCCAAGGGTTCACGGGTGCAATCAAATGGGAAAACGACGGTTTTGACCCGTCCGGCAAGACCAAGTGGGCAAGCGTGTTTTTCATCCCGAACCAACCCGAACCGGTGACGCTTGGGCAACAAGGGGACGACCGGCAAACCGGCTTCCTTCAAATTGATTTCAATATTCCACAAGGCAAGGGTTCCGGTTCAATGCGCGCTTGGACCGACGCCGCCCGGCAAACGTTCGTTGCGGGCAAGTCTTTCACCGAAAACGGGCAAATTGTGGTCATAATGTCCGCCGGAACGGGTCAAGGAAGAAACGTTGACAACTGGTTTAGAAAGTCTGTTACTATTGCCTTCAGAACCAATTTACAAAGGGTTTCACTTTAACCAACAAATATCATGTCCGATTCAGCACGTCACAACCTCTTTTATCTTTTGGAATCCACGTACGGCACGACCCCGGCGGCGGACCCTGAATTTACAGACATTCGCCATACCGGGACGACCCTTGGTCTTTCCAAGGAAGGCTTCCAATCCGAAGAGCTTCATTCGGACCGCCAAATTCGGGACTTCCGGCACGGTGTCAAATCAGTTGCCGGGGACATTAACTTTGAACTTTCTTACGGGACCTTCGACGAACTTTTGCAAGCGGTCCTTCTTGGCACTTGGGCAACGGACACTTTGAAAGCCGGGACAACCCGCCGTTCTTATTCAATTCTTCGCCACTTCACGGACCAAGCGAGCGGGGACAAGCCTTACCACCTGTTTACGGGGGTTGAATTCAACGCCTTGAATCTCACAATCCCGGCTTCAGGCATGGTGACCGGTTCTTTCGGTTGCATTGGCAAGGGTCTTTCCGTCCTTTCGGATTTGACAAGCCTTACGGACTCAACCGGCCCGACATTCACGGACCCAACAACCGTTGCCCCCTTCGATTCGTTCACGGGCTCAATTACTGAAGGCGGGTCTTCAATTTCGGTCGTTACCGAAGTTTCCCTTTCCTTGGTCAATGGTCTTGCCGTCCGCAACGTGATCGGTTCGGACGAAACAATTGAACCTTCGATTGGGCGAAGCAATTTGACAGGTTCCGTTACCGCTTATTTTGAGAATGCAACGCTTCTTGAAAAGTTCCTTAACGAAACCGAATCTTCCCTTGTCGTCACTTTAGAAGACCCGGCAGGGAACACTTACACAATTACTTTGCCACGTATCAAATACAACGGCGGGCAACCTGACACAAGCGGAGAAGGTGCAATCACAATCAACTTCCCTATCCAAGCCCTTTACAACGTTGCGGACCTTTCACAAGTCAAGATTGTCCGGGCGGCGGCTTAAAGTTTGTTTGGTTGTTTTGTTTGAAAATGCCCCGGGCGGAATCTTCCGTTCCGGGGTTTTTCGTTGTTGACTGAAAAACGTTTTTCGTTTCGTCTTCAGCTTATGGACGAATTTTTTACCCGTGATAAAGCAAACGAAGGGGTTACTTTGCCCCTATTCCGCCCGGACGACGGGACCAAAACCGAACATTGGTTGAAAATCCTTGGTGTCGATTCGGACGCTTACTTTAAAGCTGAAACCGCCATGCGTCGGGCAATGCCGGGCGTTGAAGCCGAAGCAAAGTCTTTGAACGGTCCCGAAGAGCAATTGACCTTCATTGCCGAAAAGCAAAAGGAATGGCAACGGAAGGTTCTTGCCGCCGTCATTGTCGATTGGTCTTTTGACAAAGAAGGCGTCCCGGAAAAAGACCGGAAGGAATGCAACGAAGCGAACAAAATTGAATTTCTTGCCAAAGCCCCCCAAATTGCCAAAGCGGTTGACACCTTTATTTCGGACCGTCGGCTTTTTTTCAGGCTAGGGCAAGACAGCTTGAAGACTTCGCAAGAAGTGAGTTCGAATTGAGCTTGCCCGTTGAAGGAAGCAAGACTTCCAAGAAAACGCATTTGGTCAAAGTCTGGAAGCAAACCGGTAAGAAACCCAAAGAGCTTGAAGAGCAACCGGAATGCCCCCAAGAGCTTTTTCATATTTGGGAATGGTTCCTTGAGCTTATGCCGGGCGGCGGCTTCTCTTGGGCCAATTTGGACGCTTGGGGGCGGCTTTCCGGGGTAAATCCAACCGCTTACGAAACAAGGTTGCTTTCCCGACTACAAACCGTCTATTCTTCGGCGGTAAATGGAAGACGTAACAAGCCTAGTTCTTAAAGTCGAAAGCGGCCAAGTCGGGAAAGCAAGCAAAGAGCTTGACCGGCTTTCGGGCTCTTCGGTCCGGGCGGAAAAGACAACCGACAAAGTGACGGGGGCTTTCAAGCGTCTTCTTGGGCCATTGCTTGCCACAATTTCAGCTTACAAAGGGCTTCAAAAGCTGGTAAGCACAACCCGGGAATTTGACATTCTAAACGCCCAACTTATCACGGCAACCGGGTCCGCCGAAAACGCGGCAATTGCATTCGGGGCAATTCAGGACTTCGCAACGAACACCCCCTTCCAACTTCAGGAAGTAACCGAATCTTTTGTTCAGTTGGTCAACCGGGGTCTTGACCCTTCGGAAGAATCCTTGACCAATGTTGGCAACTTTGCGTCCGCGTTCGGGCGTAATATCTTGGACGCAACCCGGGCAATCGGACAAGCGACAACCGGGGAATTTGAAAGCTTGAAGCAATTCGGCATTGTTGCCCGGAAAGAAGGGGACCGCGTCAAGTTCACCTTCCAA